CAGTATCTATCGCTGTTGTTCATGACTCTTCACCTTACATCACTGCCTATCCTTGGTCCGGTAGCGGCTTTGGTACCAAATACAGTAATCCAAGTACTTTTCCTACTGGCAATGGCAATGGCGTAGCATTTGGTGCGACATAAAACGAGGACGTAATGAAAGACGAAGCTGGGAAACTTTGGAATCTAGGATAGGGTAAATGGACACGCAGACCATCATCAATGTTCTTCTAGGCATAGCTTTCGCTGGGTTGGGGTGGTTTGCGCGAGAGATTTGGTCTGCAACGAAAGAACTCAGAGAGGATCTGCACAAGATAGAAGTGCAGCTTCCTGAGAACTACATCCGTAAAGACGAGTTCCGAGATGAAATGAAGGAAGTAAAAGGGATTTTGAATGAAATATTTAGGAAAATTGATGATCTAGGCACCCGCAAAGCGGACAAATGATGGAAATAGACGTTGAAAAAACTACTAAGGGGGTGGGACTTGTAACGGCAATCTTTGCTATGGTTGGCGGCGGCTATGCTGTGACTGACAAGGTAGGATTTTTCAAAAAGCCTATTCTTGAATGGGCACCAGAACATTTTAGTATCTCTGACGGACCTGCCAATGGCTCTTTCCGGGTAGTCGTAGCAAGGAAGAAATACCGAGACTGCGACGTAACCAAGTTTGCATTAGAGGTTAAAGACTCCAACTACGTTGTCCATAAAGCCAAACCATCTATTCCCAGTTTTAGCGGTCCAGCCACTAAGGAAATAGACAAGTTTGCGTATTCAATCACAATTGAGAATCCACAGAATGTAGCTAAAGGGGAAGCTATGCTGTTGGCTCATATTGGGTATAAATGTCCTGAAGGAGAACAGGTCGTGAATTACCCAAGCCACCCTAACCTTACATTTAATGTGGAGTAGCTACTATGAGCAATTCGGCATCTCTCATTGATACTCTTGGCCGACGCGGTAATCAGCGGTTTATTTCTGCTTTGAAAGCCTGCGCGGATGATATTCTTGAAAAGTATCATATCAATACTCCGCTTCGTCAGGCGCATTTCTGGGCACAAGCAGCGCATGAAACGGCTGGTTTTAAGTATACGCATGAGATTTGGGGGCCGACCAGCGCACAGAAACGGTATGAGGGACGTAGGGATCTTGGCAATACAGTGCCCGGCGATGGTTATAAATTCCGTGGCAGAGGGATATTTCAGCTTACCGGCAGGGCCAACTACCGGACGTATGGCATGAAGATTAACGTGGATTTGCTGAGTAATCCAGATGCTGCTGCGGGGGCTGAGAATGCTCTAAAGATTGCATGTGAGTATTGGAACACCCGTGGCCTTAGCAAATACGCAGATGCCAATAACATTGAGGCCATAACCAAACGTATCAATGGTGGCCTAAATGGGCTATCTGACAGAAAAGCCAAGTACAAGATTGCTTGGGATTTCCTCTCTGAAGATGAAGAGAGGCCGAAGCCTGCCAAGACAATGGCTCAGAGCAAAGAAGGAAATGCCGCGATTATTGCTGGCGGGGCTGGTGTAGTCGCTACGGCAAAAGAGGTCATGCCTATTATACAGGAGGCCAATGACAGCTTGACTGGGCTGACTGCTGCTCTGGGTAAGCCCCTTGTTATTGCTATGATTGTGATGATTTTGGCGGCTGGAGCAATTTGGTACTGGCGTTGGCAGAGGATGAAGGACGATGCTTAATTTCCTGCTCAGTCCAATAGCCCGCATTGGTGGCGCTGTATTGGCTGTATTGACCGTTATTGGGGCGATCTACGGCAAAGGACGCCGAGATGCTCGTCAGAAACTAGAGGCAGAGAACAATGCAGACATTTTGGACCGGACGCAAAAAGCTATTAGTGCTGGGGATGCTGTTAGCCGTGATCCCAGCCGGTTGCGCGAAAATGACGGGCATCGTCGGGACTAACACTTCTGTGTGCAATGTATGGAAGCCTATTGGCTGGTCTACAAAGGATACAGATCAGACTATTGTTGAGGTTAAGGTAAATAATGCCCGGCGTGAGGGGTGGTGCCAGAGCAGCAAATAGATGTTATAATGCCAAAAAGAGGCGTTCCCCATGACCACCGGCCTTACCTATAGCCAATTCAAGACGCAGATTGCCACTCTTGCTGTGGTAGATGAGACTGACCCGGCGTTCGTTACGATCCTGCCGCAAGCCATTACCTATGCCGAAAACCGGATTTACCGTGATCTGGATTTCCTGCAAACGTCTACTTCAATTACTGGCTATAACGTAGCAACAGGTAACCGCAAAATTACTATTCCAGAGGGTACTATTGTGGTTCTGGAACAAGTCAATATTATCACGCCAGCCGGTCAGACAAACCCGCAATTTGGTAAGCGGAATCCATGCTTGCCGGTGACAAAAGAATATCTGGATGCAGTCTATGGAGACTCAACCGTAACGGGATTGCCTAAGTATTTTGCCCCGTTCAACGACAATTTGTACCTTGTGGGTCCGTTCCCCGATAACAATTACTATGTTGAAATTGTTGGAACTTACCGACCAGCAAGTCTGTCCTCTACTAATACAACGACCTATATCAGCCTGTATCTGCCGGATGTTATGGTCATGGCGTCCATGATTTATATCTCTGGATACCAGCGCAACTTTGGCCGCCAGTCAGATGACCCTGCTATGGCTCAGTCTTACGAGAGCCAATATCAGGCTCTTCTGAAGGGTGCTATGGTTGAAGAGTTCAGGAAGAAGTTTGAGTCATCTGGATGGACTAGCCAGATCCCGTCTCCTGTTGCTTCTCCATCTAGGGGGTAAAAAATGCCCCATACCGCCCTAAAACTCATTCCCGGTGTAGATCAGAACAGAACTCCGGCTCTGAATGAGGCGGCTATTTCTGAAAGCAATCTTGTCCGTTTCATACCTGATCGGCAGGGGCTTGGGCTTGTCCAAAAGCTAGGGGGGTGGACAAAGTTTTATCCATCCCCGGTTGGGTCTAGAGTTCGGTGCCTTTGGGCTTGGGAAGATACGAACAGTTATTCCTATTTGGCGGCAGGTGCTGAAACAACCTTATCGTATTATCTGGACGGAAACCGTTGGAATATTACGCCTCGTGGCCAAACGGTTAATACAACTGTAGATTTTTCTACGACTGCCGGTAGCAGTACTGTTACGGTTACGGATGTTGGCCGCAATGCCAATGATTATGATGATGTCTGGATCCAGACCCCCATTGCTGTGGGTGGTCTTGTGCTATTCGGCCTTTATCAGTGCCAAAATCCAACATCTAGCGCAGATACCTATCAAATTACAGCGGTTGACGCTCTCGGCACGCCTCTTGCTGCTACGTCTACGGTCTCTAATGGCGGCACTATAGTAAACTTCAGTACGACAAATCTGAGCGCTGTTGTTAATGTAAACCTTATAAATCATGGATACGAAATAGGTTATACCTTTACTATTCTATTTACTAATACCGTTGGGGGCATTCCACTATACGGTAATTACATAGTTTCAAATGTAATAGATGCAAATAATTTTGAAATTATTGCCAAAAACACGGCTACATCTACCGTTTCCAATCAGGATATGAACGGTGGCGATGTTCGGTTCCGATATTATTATGGCGTCGGTCCTTTGCCGTTTGGTACTGGTTTTGGCATTGGTGGCTTTGGCCGAGGTGGTTTTGGTAGTGGTATTGCTCCTCCAACGGGCAAGGGAACTACTTTAGTAACAACCGACTGGACGTTGGATAACTGGGGCCAAATCCTCATTGCTACGCCCTTAAATGACGGTATTTATGAGTGGAATCCTCTTACTGGATACGATACTGCATCTTTGATCAGTGAAGCACCGCCAGTAAATGCAGGCGCTCTTGTTGCTATGCCCCAACGGCAGATTATTGCTTGGGGTAGCACATTTGACGGTATCCAAGATCCTCTTTTGATACGTTGGTCTGATGTAAATGATTACCAGACTTGGATTGCTACAACGACAAATCAGGCTGGATCTTACCGGATTCCGCGCGGATCTCG